TTTACAGGTCGCTCAGTTTCGAGCGATAGATCATCTGGAATGTTAGATACTCCTATACCTAAGTTTCCTTTGATAATTGTAGATGTATCGCCTTGTACTCGTAAGACGCCTTTGGCATCTACCACTAATTTTGAATCGGCTTGACCTACTACATTACCCAAGCCAAGAAGAAGTTCAGATAATGAGTGTAATCCTTCTTGTGCCATTGTAATAGTATTAGTGTCTATTTTGTGTAGTTTCATTTTTCGATTGCTCCAAATTTTTTCCATTTACCTGGATTTCCGCTTTCTACACAAATCCAACCAACCCAGCCGCCGGCTGTTGGTTTAGTATTATATTGTAAATCACCTAAATTGTAATTTCCTTCCACAGGAACTTCTGCACCTACAGATATCTTCTTATCTGCAAATCTAATAGAACCTCCAACTTGTAAGTCTACATCGTCTCCTGGGTATTGAACGTTTACGCCTAAACTGCCTTTTACTTCTACGCCTCCGTGTTCTTTAAGTACTAGTCTTTCTTTGTTGTCGGTTATCAAAGATAGCTTACTAGTGGTATAAGCACCTACCCTCAAATGATCAAAGTCAGGGTCAACAACAAATTCTGCTTCATTGCTGGCAACACTGAATTGAGCATTAGGTGCCTCTACCCCAATTCCAAATCTCATTGTACCACTGTCATACAATACAAAATCGTCTATATTAACATCACCATCAGCTTGTAAGTTAGTCAATCTACCAACTGAAGTAAGTTCACTTTTTTTAATTGTAGGACCTAGTGAGTCTGCGTTTATTACAGTGATATCATCTATTTTTATCGATGCTTCTCTATGTAAGTCTATGTCACTGCTTATGTAAAATCTATTTTCACGCCAAACAATCTGTTTAGTTGCTTGACCTTTTTTCCTCCATTGCATACCAATCAAGTCAGGTTCACTTGTTAGATCAAAGTCAATAGAAGTAGTATGTTTTTGATTTGAATATAGCTCTTCAATCTGTAGTTTTTGAGCCTTTAATTCACCACCAATTGTTAAGTTATTTTCAATATCTAAGTCGCCAAGCACATTATCAATATCTGCTTTTCCAACAGTTATTTGATCGTCTTCTACTAATAATGACGTTCTAGTTGCTTGATCACGTATTCCTGTGCTTCTTAAAAGTGTTATTTTACCACCGTGTATTGCATTACCACTAATGCTGTTCACAGTTGCTTCAGGAACATCTGGTTTGTCTGTATTTGCTATAGTCTCTATTGCTGAACTCAAGCTAGAGAGACCTTCTCTAATTTTGTTAATCTGGCTCATGTAAGTATTTATCTTACTGCCTTGAGAAGAATCGTTTCAGGATTTATCCTACCATTTAGTTTTATCTCTACTGCATTGATATTTTCTAAATAATCACGTAGTTTTATCTTACCAGCATCATGAAACTCTTTCAGCTTCTCATCTGGTTTACGTATGGTCTTTTGAATACTTTCGCTTTCCTTAAACCCTGTAATTGTTGTGCCTTTCACACTTAATCCTGTACCTTCACGTTCTTGCTTTAAAGGATCAATGTTTTGTGCAACATATTTGCCTATCTTACGTGTTTTTGTGTTGTACACCCAAAGCTCATTACAACCTACAATGTCTATAGGATTGATACTAGCTACATGTAGTTTATCATCTGAAACTTTGTACTTTAACTTTTGTACAAGTTTATCTTTACTCTTAGGTGCTCTCTTACGTGTTTTACGACTAGCTTTAGCCATATCAATTAACATTGTTAATGCACCTAAAAGATTTTTATATCCTTCATATAAATTTTCAATATCTTTTTTATCGTGTATTGCATACCCTTCTATAAGTTGATCAGCATAGTCTTGTTCTTTTTCGGTCATCCTGCCATATACTGCTTTAGATGGAGGATTTAAAACTTCCTGTAGTTCCATTGCAACAGGCTCATACCAGCCTAACATTACTCTCGCGTGTGCCTGTGTTACTTTGTTTGCAATAAAGTGTTTACTAAATTTGAAATCGTCTTTTTTGAATTTTTTTGGATCTCTTGTCCATTTTTCTAACCAATCATCTATCTTTTCAGATTGGGTACATGCTTGTTCATGTATACGTTCTTGAATACTTGGCCTATAAACATTGCCTTTCTTCTTTTCTACTTCTTTTTTCTTCTCTTCTGACTGTTTTATTTGGCTACCTTTGTCTAACAGTTCCTGTATCCATTTGTCAATTGATTCAGAACGAGGTTTAACTTCTCCTGTTGTGCCTGCTAGTGTAACCCAATAATCTGCATAAGGCTTATAGTAATCAGGACATCCTACGTTTGACAACCTACATAAACCTGCTAGTGTTGATCTAAATTCTCTATCTGGATTTTTTGAAATAGTTTTTAAATGCTCTTTCCATTTTTCAGATGTCTTACAATACTCAAGTATCCATTTCTTATAGGCATCTTGCTTATAATCCATTCTGTAATGCTCTTGGGCATGATGCATTCGCCTGCCAAATTGATCACCAGTCAGCTTATCAACATCGTCCCATTTAGGCTCTAGGGTCTTTGTCTTGAAAATATTTTTTCTTTTCTTTGCCATGGTATCTCCAATAATTTTTTATAGTATATATTGCTTATATAGTAAAGTCAACTTATTTGAAAGTCTTTTTCTGGTGGAAAGCTCTCTTATACATATCGAAAAGAAAGAAATTCATCTTGCTACTTGTTTCTTCTTTTCCTAAATGCAAGGAGTGTGTCCAGGAATCTCTCTTGAAAGGAATAAACTGCACTAGAGGTTGTCCTGGTTTAATATCAACTTCATTTTTTATTATGCAAGGGAATTCTAGATTGCTTAAATCATATAAGTCTGTATCTAGTATAAATGGCATAATAGAAAAGTCTTTTGTAAAATTATAATATGGTTGAAAGAACAAGGTGCTATAGCCTTTAGGTGTTTCTATCCTCCAAGGTAATTTAAATTTATAATAACTTCTCTTAGCACCTTCTATTGGTATAGGACAAAACTCATGCGGGTAAAAGTAATGAGGTGCGGTAACATGATTAAGTGATCTATAAAATTCTCCAGGCAGTTCAACAGGGTGTATAACGTCTGGTTTTTCTATATTATCTTCTGTATTAATTCCTATTGCTTGTTCAAACACATTAGGAATGATATAACCAGCAGTGATATAATCACGTACTGGCATATCATTTGAAATAGAATTTTTATCGTTTAACTTTGCATACCATTCTGGCATACTATCCTTTGCAGGAACAATAGGAAAGTTTTTTAAAACATTTTTATCGTGACATATGAATTTTATATCATTCATGCTCGCCGCCGGGATCACCTTCTGGCAATTCGACTTTATGTGCATTACCTTTTTTATCCCTGTAAATGGTATAGGTTCTGCCTCTACCATGCGAGTGATAACCTGATCTCCATTCGAACATGCTAGGTTTATGTTCTGCTACTTTGAATGTTCCTACAGTTACAACTACTGCCCCAACAAATAAAACATGGACAATGGCACTGATACCAAAAGTCATAATGCTATCTGCTATTGCAATAGAAAATACTGCTGACCACATAAATGCTAATATCTGCATCACCATGTGTCGCACTTGTAAGTCTGGAATATGCCTAAGCGGATTGACTTCAGCATCCATAATATGATTCCAACAATCGTAAATCCAAGCTCTCATAATAACCTCCTAGGAAACTTGTACTGCGATATAAATGCACAATGCAATTATGGTCAGTTTGCCATAATCCAAGTCCGCGGCTGTGCCTTCCCCGTACTTCTTTTTAAATGCTTCTAATGTTTTCATTTACTTCTCCTTTTTAAAAATCGCCATCAATACCATTAATGGTATAAGTCTTGCCTTTGTAACCTTCGTCCATTTTTTCAACGTCAGTCATTTTATCTCCGTCTTTACGTTCACGGGGATTAAACTTTTTCTCCTGCTTCGAAACCTCGGAAGCACTTGAATCTCGGGAACCTGAGACTATACGTTTCAGAATCTTGAGACTTCGTTCTAGCATCAGCTCTAATCTCTATTAAGTTACCAATGAGACTATCACGTTCAATCCAGAACTCATCACGTTGAGAATCAGTGAAGCCGCTCCCACAGTTAAGTTTATAATTGTATCCATCGTCTTCTCCTTCCACTATTACGGCACCTAATCTTCCTTCGTTACGTCCAGTACCTTCTTCAACCGCAACCACTTTCAATGTCACTTCAATAAATGGTTTTGCTTTCAACCAACTATGTGTTCTTTTGCATTCATATGGTGCTTCAGGATCTTTTATCATAACCCCTTCATAACCACCGTCTACAGCCGCTTTATTAAGCTCTACAAAGCGATCTTGACCTTCTTGGGTATCTAAGTCCACATCTTCCCAATCAAGTGTTTGTACGTGCTTTAAGACGTCTTTATGCTGATCTACCCAAGCCTTGACTGCTTGGCTTCTAAAAGACTGTGTTTTATCCCACATACCCTTTTGGAATTCGGATAATGGACACATATCAAACAAATGTAATACTGCATCGTCTGATTGCTTACCATCTTTCCTATGTACCTGTTTCATTAAATCTTGAAAGTTAGCACTCATTACTTCTCCGTCTAATACTAAGTCGTATGGTGCAGGATTTGTTTTGAGTACTTCTTCAATTTCTGCAATTATATGCGGAAAATTATGAAACTGTTTACCGTTACGGCTAAACATTTCTACTCTACTAAACTGACCGTGACTAGTATCACCTTGTATAATTGTAATTACCCTTACACCATCAAGTTTAACTTCTACTTGTTTCTTTCCTACCATTTTCTTTTCATGGTTAGCAGAATCATGTGCTAAAGGACAAGTAAAAATTGGAATAGCATATTGCGGAAACTTTTTAGCTACTTTGTTAACAGTCTTCTCACTTACACCGCAACGTAAGTCTTTGATTAATATTCTTCTATAAAACTTATTCCATTGATCCATTGTTGCAATGTCTCTTGTAAGCAAAATTGCATCTCTGGCATCATGTCCTGTCAATTCTCTTTTGTTTAATTTTTCAGCAAGATCTAAAAATACTTCCCATTTTAATCCTTGCCCGTCTACTTTGGAATCAGGAACTTGTTTTACACCAAAAGTGTATAGTGGATCTAAAGCCATTTTAACACCAGCAAAGAATTCATCTAATCCTTCTTCCATAGCTGATTGTAAAACTTGTTCTTTTACTAAACGGCTGTTGTCAGCTTCTAAGTTATCTATAACTGTCTGTGGTTGTGTTCTCATCTTTTTCCCTCTGCTTTTCAAATTTATCATTTACTACTATTATTGCCCATAATGTAAAAACCGAAACTGTTAATCCAATTACTAATAATAGTATGCCATGTCCTATTGTCATTTATACTATGTATAATAACATCACAATCAAAGGTTGTCAACTGAAATATATTAAATGTTAACCAAAAACGTTTTTGGCTAAATAGTTGTGTAGGACGTTCTGTCCACAACTAGAGGGTGCAGTATTTGATAGATCCAGTTACAGCCATTGCGGGGGCTACCGCGGCTTTTAACACAATCAAGGCAGGATTCGCGGCAGGTAGAGAAATAGAATCTATGGCCGGCGATTTAGGTCGTTGGATGAATTCCGTTTCTGATATAAAAAAAGCAGAAGAGTTAAATAAAAAACCTCCAATATTCAAAAAATTGTTTGCTGGAGGTTCAGTAGAAGAAGAAGCCTTGCAAATCTTCATGGCGAAGAAAAAAGCAGAAGATATGAGAGAACAACTCAAACAGATAATCTCTTTTTCAAGAGGACCGTCTGCTTGGGAAGAGCTTTTAAGAACAGAAGCAGACATCAGAAAGAAACGTCAAAAGATGATCTATGATCAAGAAGAACGACGCAGAAAACTTGGAGAAGCAATTTTAGTAGGTATCTTGATATGTATTGTAGGTGGTTCTATTATAGGTTTTGCTTATCTATTTGCAAGTACTAGAGGAATGCTCTAGGGATATGATTCATGCATTTATGCTTGTCGTTATAATGGGTACCGGAGAATTCCGTAAACAACTGCCTGATGCGATGATTTTTAGGAGTATAGATGTCTGTCAATACTATGCTAAAAGAATTCCTAGACAGTACGGAAATTATTCTTATTCAACACTAGTAGATCCAAAAGACAGAGTCACTGCCTATTGTAAACCCGTTAAAGTGAAAGACGGCCCGGACATTTATGACCATTAGGCATTTCTATATTCGCAAACTGCTTTCTTTACAGTAGTTTTAATCTTTTTGTTTTTGATAGTTGCAACTGGTGTTTCAGCTACAATTTTTTCCAGTGCAAAATTACAATAAGTGCTTCTGCTAAATGAAAATTCTAATTTAATGTCCGGGCTTCCGGAAAGTGATAATATTACAACTAACCAAGTCATGTCTTCCTCAAAAAATAATAGTTTCTAGTTTACAAGTTTGTTACATACATACTTCTTGCCGTTAGGCGATTCTATTGCTATGTATGGAACACTCTCGTCTGGGGCTCTACAATCAATTGACTTCCAGGCAAACCCTTGTTCCAACTGCTTGTTCATTGTGGCAATATAGTCTGCGTTGTCCCACGACCATAATGCTAATACTGTCATTAATCCTAATACCATTTAATTACTCCTTATGTTAATATATCTGTCCTCGCCCGAGGTATCGATATCTATGGCTTGGTAGCCATTCTTTTCCATGATCTGTCTAATAGCATTTCTACTATTATCATCATTATATTCTATTGTAAATAGTTTAATATTATATTTTTTAAAATCAAAACTTTCTAAAATATTTGTTTCACTTCCTTCAGCATCAATACTAATATAATCTATGTCCTTTGGTGCATTATACAGTTCTAATAAATCATTCAGTGTAATAGAAAATACTTTATGATCATCAAATTTTACTAAAGTATTATCAACAACACTACTTATGCCTGACCTAAAATTCCAACCGAAGAAGTCTTTTCGTCCTTGTTGAATATATTTGAAATCTAAAATCTCACCAGACGTTTGCCAAACTGCTAAGTCGGATATTAACACATCTCTTGATCCACATAAACTTTTTAAAAAACTAGGATTAGGATCTATACATATTCCGTTCCAATCATAAAATTTTTCTAATGCAAAAGTATTACTACCAGTAACACCGTCACCTGCACCTATATCAACAAAGAAGCCGTTCTTTTTATAATGAACTTTATCTAGTACCCAATAGTCTTGTCTATTTTCGGAAAACTGTAATCCACTACCTTCAGGACCCATTTTCTAATTCCTTTTTAGTTTCTTTAAGTTCTTCTATCCTGTGTTCGAGCCAGTTAATAGCAGTATAAATGTGTCCTGTATCGTGAGGTTGTAATTGACTTTTTGCATACTCTATTTCTTTTTCAAGCATTGCAATTCTAATTAAATTTCCTGTAAAATCTTTTTTCATCTATTTTCTCTATTGGCCTTCTCGACAGGATTCGAACCTGTGGCCTCTGGTTCCGCAAACCAACGCTCTATCCAGCTGAGCTACGAGAAGTCTTATTAAAATATGCACGGTTCTGCCTTGGTTACACGATCGTAACGGAAACTCCGCCAACCCTTAGCATTAATGTCCCAAACAGTAACAGTTCCTTCTTTTGCTTTTTTATCCGTCTTAGGTCTGCTTTCTTCTGGAATCATATCTGTAATTTTAGTACATGTCATAATTCTTTCTTCGCCGTCTAGCTTGTTAAACGTAATTTCAAATATTGCTTTCTGCAATGCCTCAACTAATTCCTTCTCTTCAGGAATACCTTTCATTTCTGCAACTTTTTCTTTTACTAGGTTCATTTCTGTTTCTCTCTCATTTGTTGTTTTTCTAAACTAATTTTATCTTTAAGACTCATAATATATGCCGCTCCTCCTAATACAAGGATTGCACCAGCTTCTGCAATTAATACCCAAGGATCAGCATCTTTCGAATGTAATACTATCAATCTACACAATGCCGTCATAGCAATGATAATAGGTAAAGTAACAGGTATTCTATTACTAATATAAAATGCTCCAACCATTCCTATAATCTCTGCATAAATGAAAAGTAAAAATAGGTCTGCAAGTTCGACTTTAATATTCAATATCATATGATAGATATCCATGCCGGCCGCAAACATTGTAAGCATTCCGATCACTGCTAATAATAGTTTTTCACTGTACAAAGTTGTCCAATGTAAACTACTGTTTACTTTTGCTAAATCTATCTTTTTACGTACCATATTTTTTGCCTCTTTGCTATTGACCAAGTCGATCCAAGCACCTCCGATACTGCTCTTCTAACCTGGGCTTGATTTATGTCATGTCCTAATAAAAATCCGCCATCTTTAATTTTAGGATACCAGTTTATAATGTCCTCTTTTACATCTTCGTATTCATGTCCTGCATCTATAAATGCAAAATCTAAAGAAGCATCTTCAACAAACTTTGTTGCATAACTTGTAAAATGTCTGTATAAAACCAAACGAGGATGTACTTCTCTTTGGTATTTTAAAAGGTTTTGATAAAACTTATAGTTAACACTAGATGTATCATTTTCTAAATCTTCACTTTTAGTTTCATTAAATCTTACAGATTTTTCTGACCATATGTCTACACCTATCATTTTCAAGTGAGGAACATTATCTAATAGATATTTTAGATTGACACCTTTTTGTACACCTAGTTCTGCACCATGTACTAATCCGTGCTTAAGAATAAACTTTACTAGCCAATCACCTTTTCCTTTGTCTGGTGGTAATTTAGTCATTATTTTTTCTCTGCGATAAAGTCAGCTAATCCATAATCAATGGATTCTTTTGCACTCATAAAGTAATCACGATCCATATCCTTCGCAATTCTATCTCTGTCAAGTCCAGTGTGTTTGACGTATATATCTGTCAGTGTTTCTTTCCAATATTGCAATTCTCTATATCTAATCTCTACATCACTTGCTTGACCTGACGCACCACCACTAGGTTGATGAATCATGTGCCTAGCATGTGGGAGTATGGCTCTTTTACCTTTTTCACCTGCCATTGCTAAGAAACTACCCATACTAGCGGCAATCCCCATTACTGTTGTGTGTACAGGAGATTTAATAAACTGCATCGTATCGTAAATGCTCATACCGGCTGTAACACTACCGCCTGGCGAATTAATATAAAAATTAATTGGCTTTCCTGTATTTGTAGATTCAAGGAAAAGCATCTGTGCAACAATTAAACTTGCACTTGTACTATTCACATCAGTGTCTAGCATTATAATTCTATCTTTCAAAAGTCTGCTATAGATATCATAGCTTCTTTCACCTCTTGATTCTTTTTCTATTACTACTGGTACTAAATTAGGCATCGCCTCTTCCTTTCATCTTCGTAAGTTCTTGTGGACCTTTGGTTGTAAATTCATATCCAAACTGATTGCCCACATATACACTTCCATTATATTTCATATGTATTTTATTGGTTGCTAAAAAAATAGTCAATGAATCTTTCTCTTTAAAATAATCCACTTCTGCTTCTGCTACTTTATCATTATCTGTACAGGTCACCATACATTTATTATCGTAGGTTGGTCTCATTTAGTTTTCCTTATATAATTTAATCTAGTTTCGTGTACATCAAACATCTTATTCTTTTGATGTGCTTTTACTTTAGCCTTGAAGTTAAAACGTGAATTAACTTCAAATTTATCTTTCTTCATAAAACTTACTAAATTTCCTGTCATGTCTGCAAGATAATTATATGAATCCCAGTTTTGACTGTAAGTTCTTGATAAAATTTTCATATTACCTGTAACTGGAGTTGATACACTTCCGACAGGTTGACTATCCCTATATTCTGTACGAATAACTTTCTTTAATTTTGCCTCCTCAACTTCTCTACGTACCAATTCTGGCACGAATGAAATTAAACCCAATTTATTTCTGCCTATAACGTCTCCAGATACTGTAGTAAATATATCTTTTTGGAAATCATTTAGTTTATCTCCTAAAAGTTCCATGCTATATCTTTTAAAGTGTCTTAGTGCAATATCTACACTATCAAAGTCGTCGTCGTTTGGAATTGCTTTAATATAATCTTCTGGAGTAAAATTATCCTGTTCTGCAAAAAAGAATTTGACTATTTCTTTGTTTGCAAACTGTGTAGGCACATCTTCTGAATAACGCCTTGTTTCTTTGAAATATCCTTTGTTAAGCCTATCTGCCATAAATGCAACGGCAAGTGCCTGTTGTGTTTTAATTGTTGATGTAACTTTCATCGGTGCCTCTTTAGTAATAATCATACTACTAATATAACAATTAATTACTGATTTGTCAAGAGATTTTTTCGTTATCCCACATAATTAATAACCAAATTATTAATCCATATGTGCCAATCATGAAAAGTAATATAAGAAGTAATTCCATATATTATCTAGACTCTGCTCCGCCTGGATCTTGTGTCCATTTCCGTTTGCCTAATTTATGCTTTTCAGCCCAACGAACGAAAAGTCCAACTTCTCTACCGTGTGCTTCAATTTCCCACGGCTCATCCCAATAGTCTAGTGTATCGGAAAAGAATTCACCTTTATATCTGTGTCCTTTTTTCATTGTATACTCATGCAATTCATTTTTTGCATATTGTTTTACGTGGACCATTTCGTGTGCAATAGTTTCTAAAATACGTCTTAATGGTTGGGAAGCATCTGCTCTAATGGTAAACTCTTTAGGATATCTTTCTTCATCTTCCCAAATAGCATCTCCGTAGATCTTTTCGTTTTTCATTAGATGCTTAACCAATTCGATTCTTATCTCTAATTTAGGATATAGTCTAACACCAAGTAACTTTTCACCACAAAAATCTGCCATACTTTTGACGTACTTCTTCTGTGTTGCTGAACCGCCTCTAGTCGTGATATGCATAAGTGATCTCCGCAAAAACAAAATATAAAGTAATTATAATACTATTTAACCTGTTTGTCAATGAAAATTGGTTGGATATGTAAAAAAACTATATATAGTATATGCTATATTAACACATACACTATATAGTGTATTCAAAGTTTTGGGTATGGTCGTTGATGCTGATTTGCTTGGCTCCATTACTAATATGAAAATGGGTAGCCATAGGAGTCAACGGAGAGAGTGTAACCATTCTAGTTGTACCTACTCTATCTGTTTTTAAGAACTCTCGCACCTTGGTAATAATTTCTCTACCTGCTCCTCGTTTACGTGACCAAACTGTGTATGCAATAGCAATCTTACCAAACTCTTCTCCTTGGCAGGCAACTTGACTCATGTAATCCATTTCTCTTACAGTATCAGGAACTTCGTTAGTATAAGCTACACAAACGATTGCTTCAATATTGTCTTCATATTTCAAACCATAGATTTTTCTTTCGGAAGAAAGTCTCCATTCTAAATCTAGTTCTGGTCTTACAGGATCCTCTGATACATCAATATCTGTCAATTCTACTAATTCAGTACCCTTCACCCATTTGAAAAAATCGTCAATATTTTTTTTAAATAATTTCATACGTAATATTTACTCCTGCCATTGGCACAGGTAGGAGGATTTGAACCCCCACTTTCGGTTTTGGAGACCGACGTGCTACCATTAACACCATACCCATTTATTATTTTATTCTACTCTATAAACTGTAACAGAGTCATCTGTATTTCGTCTGGTTGCAAACTTGCCACCGTTTCTATAACCCCAACTATGTGCCGAACTTGCTATAGAACAACCACCGCTAGAATTACGTTCTGCCGCATGATGATCCGCTGGAACTGTAAATGCTTGTCCTGGGGCCATTTGTGGAAAAGGATATTTTGTTTTTACAGTATACTCACGACTTGGAACTACTGCCTTGAAAACTTCGAACATTGTTGACTCCTGTGTAATGTATCAATGTAACTAATAATAGCAAACATCTTTAGTATTGTCAAGTTTTTTTGGATAAATATTTTTATGGATGACGCTTACGCATCAGCCTTTTACGATGTCGTAAAAGAAACACAAAGTAAGTCGGGTTACGAACTTCCAGTTGAGATCGAATCCTACATCGTAATGCTTTTGGCCTCTCACATAGATAAAACAAACTTTCTTCCTAATAAAACTTTTGCAGAATGTTATCTTACATTATCTGAACAACACAAATATTCTTCTAAAGAACTAGGTGACACCTGTCTTTTTGTAAGAGGAGTGTTTCCTAATTATGGAAGGCGTTACGGATTAACAAAAGGTTACTACACTCAGATAGGTAGAAGCAGTTACGAAAGAATATCAACTGTACTAAATCCAGAATTATTCGGACAACTTGCAAAACATTTTGACTTCTTAGGTGACTTTATAAGTCTTTCAGTAAAAAATGATTACTTTTGATCTGTAATAATAGTAGCACCACCTGCCACAGCCGCACCTTTGGCACATTCACCAAATAACACTTCACCTGCGACACAGCCAATAGCACTATTGCCGATAAGTCTTTTACCATCATCAGTAATATAGGTTGAATTACAAGCTGTTAGCAAAAGCCCAGCCGATATGATTAAAATATATTTCATATTTGTCTCCTCTTTTAATTTTTATCTAGATATTGTAAACAGTTTTCAGGCGTAGTTTCTACGTAGGGATCGTCATCAGTACCTTCATTGTTAATGCCTGGCTCTTGCCACCATTTTTCAACGACTCCGTCATTGACTATAGTCATGTACCTCCAACTTCTCATGCCAAATCCTAAGTGGTTCTTTCCAATTAACATTCCCATGAACCTTGTAAAGTTTCCTGAACCATCTGGTATCATCTTTATGTTTTCAATCTTCTGTTCTTTAGCCCATGCATTCATCACGTAGGCATCATTAACACTACAACAATATATTTCATCTATCTCTTGATTTCTTATTGTATCATAGTTTTCTTCAAAACCTGGTAATTGATAATTTGAACATGTTGGAGTAAATGCTCCTGGTAAGCTGAATAGCACTACTCTTTTACCCTTGAAATAATCATCAGTGGTTTTGTCTAACCAATAGTATTCCATTTTAGACTCGTCGAACGCCCGGGTACGAAACGTTGCTTTTGGTAATGAAAATCCTTCGATCATTTTATGTCCTTTTGTGGATTAATTATATATTTAAACATATATATCAAGACGCGAAGCATTGCTCCTAAAAACTGGTTTAGGACTAAATACTATTAGAGCGTGAGGGCTTTCATGCAACGAAGTCTAGTAGGTTATACTTTCTCAATTTAGCAATCAAATTAGTCCGACCAATGCCCAGTTCTTCAGCTGTTTTGGTTCTATTACCTTGATTTTGTTCCAAAGATACTTGTATCCTTTTCACTTCAAGTGTCTGCACTTCTTGTGGTAGTGTTTCTTGAACATTGTCACCCGGTGCACCAAACATGTCTTCGAACATACTCCAAATATAGTCTTGTTCTGATATTTCAGGGTCCTTTTTCATACTGTATTTAGTACTCTGATTATGCTCTTTATGTAGGTGTAAAAAAATTTACACCAAACGATAAATAACATACTAATGCAATACAATAGTACTAAAGTATAGAGGGCAAAACAAGTGAAGAAATTTTTTATTATATTATCATTCATCGCATTCTTTTGGCCATTGGCCTTAAATGCAGAAACAAATACAGTTACTTCTACAGTAACTGGAACAACAACAGTAGATAAAACTCCACCTACTGCATCAGCACCAAATGTCATGATAAACAATCAGGATGTATGTTCTACGGGAACAAGTGCGGCAGTGCAAACACAGGTGCTAGGAATTGCAGGCGGTACTACAATTAGAGATTTAAACTGTGAAAGATTGAAATTATCTAGATCGTTATATGGTATGGGCATGAAGGTCGCGGCTGTGTCGTTATTGTGTCAAGATGCAAGAGTATTTGAGGCAATGGAGATGGCAGGTACACCTTGTCCTTACAAAGGTAAGATTGGTATTGAAGCGGCTAAGGCTTGGGCTGAAAATCCTGAGAGGCGTCCCGACTACGAGAAATGGTTAAAAGAAAATGATCTTGAAGCATACGAAAAAGAATGGCAAAATAAAGCAACTACTTGGAGTATTGGTATTGGTGCTTTGTTGTTGCTTTTACTCTAGTTCCTTAGAAGCATATACACAGCAATTCAATGTAGGGGATACCGGGCCTAACGGCGGTACTGTTACATCTAGTACAATCACATCTGTAATTACAAACACAGAGGTTGCACTTAATGGTGGCTTTGAAGATACAACAACCACAACACAATATACAGAAACAGTCATTGAGCAAATTACTACGACAAGCACTACAACGCAACAAACAACTGTTTTAACATCTACAACAACTTCAAACTCTTTGCCTACAATAAATGATTCGGATTGGTCTTCAACTGGTAGGGTAAAGTTACAGGGTCAAACACAATGTAGAACAGGTGGATCAAGTTCAACTGTCGGTGCAGGTGAAGCCTGTACAGGTTACCAAGCTAACAATAACAATAATCTTGTAACAGAACAAAATTCGAACTTCCTTGCATTAGGTGGAGGCGAGATACAGTCAGAACAATTTGAAATGGGATTAGATTTAACTATTGCCGAAATACAATCAGGATTTCAACTAAACTATGGTGTTGATGTGCAATCACACAAATCAAATACTACTGTGCCTTTGTGTTCAGCAACCGGCGGCGACTGTAAAGACGTATTTAGAATTACAGCAAAACTTTACAAGGCGGCAGGAGCAAATGCTACTAACCTAATAGGAGAGTATAGTCAATTTGTAACACTTACTTACAACGGCACACAAACACATTCATTCACGCAAGACATTGCTACAAACAGTTACACCGAGGTATGGGGACAAATGGAACTGTGGGGAGTTGATGCGGGATACCACTCAGGTTATTATGGCCCTGTGTTTAGCGATCCTTTTATGACACTTACGTATGATGCTATAACAACTATCACAGAAACAATAACAAACATAATATTAAGCACACAACAGACAGTCTATAATACAAGCGAAGATACATTAACAAGTGTGTTCATAGGTGATCCTACAATAGATGACGGAAGCACAGGAGTGATTGATATAGATTATACAGATGTTGACTCCTTTGAAATAGCTATAGTAAATGACGACACAGGTGGTGGAATAGAAATGGAGTTTAGTGTAGAAGTAGACGAAACTTCAAATGTTGCTACAGTAGAAATGAATTCAACAAACTTAGACACAGGTATTGTGCAGGTAGAAACTATAGCTGAGATAGATCTAAACTTTGATTTAGATGTAGGTCCAACAGAAGTACCAGAAATTGCAGTAGCAGAAATAGAAGCAGACATCGGTTCGCAGATAGATTCAGCAGTTGCAGATGCAGTTGGAGAAATAGAAATAGAAATTGATATGCCAGACACTAATATAGAAATAGCTGACGCAGGATCAACAAACGTTGAAATGGAAGTAAATGTTGAAGCTACTACAGAAGCTACGGTTGAAGTAGAAGTAAATACTGTAGAAGAGGGAGCAACAGAAAATGCCAGTGTGGAAGCGGAAGTTTCCGAAACCGAAAGTTCCAATGATGCGAACAGCAATGAACCGGCTTCAGAAGATATACAAGAGTCCGGTAGTGATGCTGAACAGTCAGTGGACGAAAATAACAGCGACAGTTCATCAGAAGCCGAAGGAGATTCTGATTCTAGAGGAGATACCAGTGAATCAGAAAGCGAGTCCGAAGCCGAAGATAGAGGGACTGGATCAGAGTCAACTAGTGAAGAAACAGATGGAGATGATGCCGGGAGAGAAGAGTCTGGAGGAGAAAAGACAGATGCTAAAGGAAGCAAAGGAGATAAGAAATCTAAGTCCAAGGGAACAGGAAAACAGAATAAAGAAAAAATCAAGACTGAGATAGCAAAGGCAAAACAAAAAATAGCAAATAGGATATTAAGTGCAATGGCAGATACTTATAGTGCAATAAACGAAACAACTAAGATTGCTCTTATGCAATCACTAGCAGATACAGAAAACTTTAAAAAATATGTGCAAAAGCAAAATGAAGATGCATTAGAATGGTATTCTGATACACAGGTTTATAGAGATCAGGTAATGATGGGTGATCCATACGGTGCTTTATTTGGTTCTGCACAGGACAATTTAATGAACGAAATGATTAATGAACAATACAAGCCAGGGTATGGACTTGGTTTACAATAAATATCACTGATAAAAGGAGAAACAAATGGCAGAAATAGAATACAAAGGTATCAAAGTAGGCGGTAGTAAGATGTTACTTATACTGCCTTTAATAGGTACTATTATCGGAGGACTTTGGGGAGGCTTTGAACTTTATAACAGATATCTTATGATGGAACAAAAGATAGATGCATACGTGGCTCCTGACATGAGCGAATTCGATAAAAACCTAGCAATACTTAAAGAAGATTATATATTAATGAAAGAAGAAATTGGTATATTCAAGGAAATGTTAGGAGATGTAAAAAGTGACGTACATGATATCAAGATAGAAATCAAAGACGATGTGGGCGACTTACATGATAGCATGGACAAACAAGACGAAAGAAACAGAGCTAATACTGATACAGTCAGAGGAGTTATCAATACATTTGAATTAAGAATGGATAGCAAACTTGATAGAATAGATAAAAAGATAGATGAACTTGAAACTCAATTAGACAACAAGATTCAAAAGGCTCTAGACAATCCACTAAACAATCCAGTGATATCTAAATAGATGTATTACCTATTTGGAATAATGATTGGAATTATATTCGTAGCTATGATAGGTCTTGCAATAATGCAAGGCCTTAGCTAATCTTAGGAAACAACATATCCGTACAAAAATTATCTACGTCTGCTTCGTCTAATCCTAGCGACTTCATCACTCTTGGTGTATGTGGATTTTGTTGTTGGTTTTCACAATAATAGTTTTGACTTGCAATAGTTAACTCTCTATCGCCTTCACCAGTGTATTCGCCAATAGTATCAAGATACGTATGAAGATTGTCCAGTGCCATTTGAATGATAACGTCAGCTTCATCTTCTTTAACATTACTAGCGGCAATCATGCTAGGAGTAAAGATGTTTTGTGCCCACTGTGGCAACTCTCGTACTTTTTCCGGAATAAAATCTTTAACAGTATCCTGATACCATTGAACCATTGGATGATCTTCACCACCCGAACTTGCTGAAAAATCATGAAATGCACCTGTCATTTTATTCTTGCCAGCAATCACGTCAAAGCCATATATCGGTCCGTTATTATTAAGTTGGGGGAATACACAAACATGCATCATCCAAAGACCTTTGGTCTTTCTAGCATCTACAACATCAATGTGAGCTCTTCTCACATCATCGTTTTTCCAAACCCTGTTTATCCAGCCACCGTCGGCTTGATTAAAATGCTCCATTCCTGGCTCATTTATTTCAGTTCCGTGGTGCTCAAATATTTGGATAATCTGGTCTTGGCACTTTACCAGCTGGTCCCAAATCATAATAGACCTATTAAGCTAATTGTTCGTAAATTTTTTGTCTGTATCCGTATGCAATGTTACATTCGATTGAATCTGCATCACTTACTCTAGCATCTAGTAAGTTCTTCATTTCTTCTTTCGATGTAGTCATATCTGCAAACTGGTACATTTTTCCACTACCTGGAACTTTATCAGCATACTTGCCTTCTAAGTCTCCCATATGGTTTGCATATACGTGGGCCATAAGCTTCTGCTTATCATGTTGAATACTTTTAATAATATGATTAATATATTCATCAATTGCCGCCACTGTTGCTGGAGGATTAGATTCGTCGCCGCCTAGTTCTTTGAAATCTTCTAAGATATCGCTGGCCTGCATTAAACCATCTAGTGGTAAATCATTACCTGGCATTTGTGGATCCATTGGTGCAAAACAACCCATGCTTAATGCAACATCTTCCATGATGTCATATAGCATGTACATGTTCCATAAGTATTTAAGATACTTGTCGTTGCTTATTTTACCTGCATTCATTTCAACCGCGAAAGATGTGCTTTCAGCATTGGCTTGCGATGCAGAAGTTAAACTTTGTAAGCTCATTTTTTACTCCTTAAGTTATCATTCATTCTATACATTATTTATGCTATTCTTTTTCTATTTGTATCTGTAAAGGAAAGCCATTAGCTCTAGCTAATTTTGTTGCTTCTAGAGACCTTTGTTCAGCTATTTCAAAGCTATATAACCCAACAATAGCAGTGCCATCTTTGTGTATTTTCATTGTTAATTCTTGGGCTGTCTTCTCAGAATGTTTAAAAACTTGAACTAAGATTTCTACAACAAAGTCCATAGGTGTTGCGTCATCATTAAGGAAGATAACCTTGTACTTACCAGGTTCTTGAACAAAATCCTTTATCTGTTCATTTACTTTTATATCTGTATCTAATTCAACTGTTACTGTCATAATCACTCCATAGTGTCTAGGGGGTGAATCACCCCCTAAACGTTTCCACTGTTACTCAGCCTCAACAATTTTAATTGTTTTAGGCTTTAGTTCTTCTGGAACTTCTCTTTCTAGATGTAGGTTCAACATACCTTTTTCTAGTTTAGCTGTCTTTACATCAACATGTTCTGCTAATGTAAACTGTCTGCTAAAGTTACGCCCAGCGATACCTCTGTGAACATAATTCACTTCATCAGCACCTTTAGGTTGAGTTCCTTCGATTGTAAGAATATTTTTATCCTTTTCAATCTTAAGATTATCCATACCAAAGCCAGCAACTGCGATTGAAATCATAAATTCATCTTCGCTGATCTTAGCTATATTGTATGGTGGATATCCACCCGATCTATCTGTACTGTTTTCAAATACTCTGTCCATTTCGTCGAACAGGCTTTCGAAGCCAATCATAGATCTGTGAAAAGTGGGAAGGTTTAGTGTAGTTACTCTTGTCATTGTTTTCTCCTTATATAAGCAAGTTAACGTTATTTGGGCTCATGCCCTTGTCAAAAATACCCAACCCTGGCATATCTCTGACATTACTATTTATCATAGTAATACTAATATAAGCACTAAATGGCTTAAAGTCAATTGATTTTTTACTCAAATCTTGTAAACACATGGTTGACAACATTATTGACACGAACGAAAGTGGTACATTTGGACATGTCTTTCATACGTTTTGCACCAATATAAGTTGCCGCAGAACGTACTCCTCCAAGTATTTCTGTTATAGTTGATTGCACAGGGCCTTTATGTGGTAGTTCAACTACCTTGCCTTCTGCACCTCTATATCCATCTTTCCGTGATCCGTGTCTTTCCATAGCCGCATTAGAGCTCATTCCATAAAATTGAACTTTGCCGTCGACTACTTCACCTTCTGCTTCATCATGTCCTGCTAACATTCCGCCTAGCATTACAAAATGAGCACCTGCTCCAAAAGCCTTAGCAACATCTCCTGGATGCACACAGCCACCATCTGCAATTATGTGTCCTCCTACGCCATTGGCCGCATCAGCACACTCTATTACGCCTGAAAGTTGTGGTACACCAACGCCTGTCATTAAACGTGTTGTGCATACTGATCCTGGACCAATACCACATTTTACTACGTCTGCACCTCTTAGAATTAATTCTTCTGTCATTTCTCCAGTAATAACATTACCAGCGATTATTGTTTTATCTTGGTATTCGTATCGCAATTTTTCAATAAAGTCACCATAGTTTTCGTGATAACCATTAGCAACATCTACACAAATAAAAGGAATATCAGGATATTTTTGCAATACTGCTTTCATAGTGTTATAATCAGGTGCATCTTTATCCCATATGACTCCAGTACCTGTACATACTGCAAGGTATTTCATTTTGACACCATCACCTATTGCAACTTTCCAATCATCTAATGAGTAATGTTTTCTTAACACGGTAATCATTTTGTGTTCTTGGAATATTTTTGCCATGGAGAATGTTCCAACACCGTCCATGTTACTTGCCATAATTGGAACACCAGTCCATTCTTTACCACTGTTGTAAAATTTAAACTGTCTTGTTAGATCTACATCTTTACGAGATGTCAGTGTTGATCGCTTTGGTTTAAAAAGCACGTCTTGATAGTCTAATTTAATGTCTTGTTCAATTCGCATTTGGCTTCACTCCGTAGTTAAAAGACACACTTAGGCGATCTTCTTTTGTTAAGTTAGGTTGTACACTATGTTTCATCCACCCCGGAAAAACATAGATTGCTCCGGTCATTGCTTTATAGGTTGTAGCGGTACTAGTAAAATAGTTTGGTTTTTCCATAGGTGGTAAAAAATATTCTGCATTATCACTTCGTTCAAACATGATGTTGCCCTGACTAGGATCGCTCTTAATATAATATACACCACTCAAAATTGCACCAGGATGATTATGTAATGTATTGTATCCTCCTGGGGTATTAATATTAATCCATATAGATTGTATTTCTAATGCTGGCAATTCTGCCTGTGCCGCACATGTATTAATTTGTTCTGAGATAGCAGTTACAAGCTGATCAAATTCAGTGTTATCGTTTTGTTTAATAGGATTGCTCTGCCAACCTATGTAATTTGATACAGTAACACCTTTATCTAAATTTTTCCTATCGTGTGCAAATGTTTCAATTGCATCGTTATCTACACCATTGAGTAATCCTGACCAGATTACACTAGGAAACCATTGTTCAGCATTTAAAGCCATTTAGTAACCTCTGTCTACTGTAGATTTTTCTTGTTTCTTTTTCCAACGTGCTTTTCCAGCCGCTTTTGCTTTTCTTCTTTTTTCACTAGGCTTTACATAATGTTGTCGTTCTTTGTATTCTTGTAGAATACCTTCGCCTTGTACTTTTTTCTTAAATATACGAAGAGCTTTGTTTACATCGTTATTCCTAACTTCTACGTATATGCCGTCACCTATAGGTTTGTCCCTTTGGGGGCGTTTGCTATTAAAATTATTAAATCTTTTGTTATTATAACCCAAAATATCCCGTCCTCTCGAAAAATTGTTTTAGTTCAAATATTCTTTTAACATTTATTTTATTATACAACATATCCTGCCTATTTGTCAAGTAGTAAGTTTTGCCAAAACTCAAAATGTATCCAATTAACCATGGTTCTATATTAGTATTATCTATGTCTAAAATTATATAATCTACTTCTGCTATTACCTCTAACACCCATTGTACTTCTTCAACTCTATTTTCGTATAGATACAAGTTTATTGGTGCTTTAAACAACGTAGCATGGTGGTTAAACTGGTCTTTTACAGTATCACTAGGGTTGACTAGCAATACACTTGCGTCTTTATTAAGTAGTTTATCCGGTGCGGTAATTAAATTTATTGTAGGATCAGGCATCCTTATATTTACTTGTCTTTGTTACGTATCTTATTCCAAACTGAATTTTCACCCTGTTCGCCATTCTGTCTATAACCTTCTGGTTCTATTACTTCTGTCATGTCAGGTCTAATCCTGTCCAATTCTTCTTCCAAAACCTCTTTGTCTTCTACAAAACGTGCCCAAGGTAGATCGGAAATCTTTCCTGTAACATAGGCTTGTTTCCAATCTTTTATATTTTGATCTGGATTATCATCTTTCCAACGACGTTTTGCCTTTGTCCATTCGTTGTCGTTTTCATAAGTTTCTAAAAGTTTTGCTCTTTCTGTTATTTGCTCAGGAGTAAAGACTTCACCCAAATCTTTTTCTGCTTCAGCATTGGCGGCATTTACCCAATCATTCCAATTATCTAAATCTGTTTTTGATTCTTCCGATGATTCGGAATCTTTTTTTTCGACAGTGGTGTGTACACCTCGTTCTTTTACAGGGTCTATTTCTTCTGCCTTATCTTCGTAAAGCTCTTGCCATTCTTTTGTATTATCAACTTCGCCAGCGAATTCTTTATCTAAGGTTTCTTGATCGACGTCTTCGTACTTTTCTTCTTCTGGTTCGATACCTGGTTCGTCTTGTAAGGGAGGTTCATTTTCCAAAATCTTTTTAGCCCTTGCCTGTTCGTACTCACGCCAGGCCAACCCCCTGCGTTGTGGATCATTAAACTGAAATGTATATTGACTAGCAATTAAAAGTAAGACAGCTAAAGGATCAAAAACAAAGATTATCAATATTATTACCCATCTGACTGCTTCTTCTAGTAGATCTCTATTTGCTTCTTCGCCATAGATAAATTCTGCTATGTATTTGATTGGGCCAACTTCTGCTTCTAGCTTTCTATACTCTGCTTCGATTTTATATTTTTCTTCGGTAAGAACATCAATCTCAGCACTAGCATTTTTGATCTTAAGCATTTCAGAATCAATTAATTCACTACTATTATCTGTTACAACTGTTCCTATTTCTGTTCTTAACTTATTGATCAATTGCATTGAATCCTTTATTTCGTTTTCAGCAATTCCTCTAAGTCTTTTTATCTCTGCATTAGCCGCCACTATAAGCGATGATTCTTTATCTTCTATTTGTAATATAGTTCCTAGCACACTTTCACGTTTGGCAAGTAAACCGTCTCGATAATTTTCTACTTGTTTTGCAGTTCTACTACCATAAGTTCCATCAATTCTTGTTCCAACAATACTTTGTAATTTGCGGATACTCTCGTTATCACGTCTATTAAGTAAATCAGATAGTGTTTGCAGATCAGCATCTATGCTAGATACTTGTGCTAGGTATGGTTCTATCTTCTTATCTTTTCTATCTAGCTCTGCTTGTATGATCTCTTGTTGTTTATCGACTAGAGGTTGTACTCTATCGTATGCGGTATCAACTCTCTTTTGTTCTCTATCAATTTGGTCTTGTATAGTATCGTTTTTGTTTGCACCTGCATTTTCAGCCTTTTCTATCTTCTGTTCTGCTCTTTCAACTATATTAGTATAACGAGCTATCTCAGTTTCTAGCTGACTTATTTTTTCTACAGATTCTATACTTGCAGATGTTTGTTCAATGTGTGCTTTTGATAGGTATCCAAAGATACCCATACTTGTAATAAACATAAGAACTACAACGGCAACACTTAAATATGTTTTCAACCACCAAACGGCTTGGCTCCAATACTTGTGAAGCCATACTGCGGTTACAAGTTTACCAACTTCTAATACAGTTCCCATCACCATAATGGGGATAGCGGCCGCGGCAAATATTGCTACTAGGCCTGCTATGCTATAATATATTGCTACTGCTGAAATACTTAATGCAGATAATAATACTAATATTCCTAATGCCATTGTTATCCTTAAATAGTTAAGTATTTACCTGACGAAACGCCAAGTGTTATCAGTACTGTTAATACAAGCTGTCTCTGAAAAGTCTCTTATCTTGTTATTATACATAATTTGACTCATCAAAACTCTGCAATAACCACTACCTTGAGGATAAGACATAGATACTTTTACTGCACCTCTGGCTCCTGTGTTACCATTATACCATCTAGTGATCTCACCTGTTTTTAAGTTGTTCAATGCAAAGAAAACTGCATTCTCTTGTTGCTTTCTATCATAATCATTCATCATAGAAGCCTTCCATTGCATGGCATTCCAGGCTATTGCAAAAGTGCTATTAGCAGGATGATACAATTCGTTTGTACTAGCAACAGTACTATGACTAGTATTATGATATTGTTGTCCTGTAGAACAGGCTGTCAAGAATAAAATACTAATTATAAGGGTGGCTAACGATTTCCCATTCGCCGTTAAGTTTTTGACAAACAAAACCACGTTGAGCAACTGCTTTCCCTTGAATCCATATATCATACCAATACTCCCTACAATCTTTAGCTATATCACTATATGCTAAGAAATGTTTGTTATTAGGATTGTCTGTACATTCAGTAACACCTTTACTATTAACTGTGTTATTGTTTTCAGTATTAATAGTAGTTGTCTGATGACAGTACTGCGGTTTAAACTGAGACATTACAGGTTGATTATGAGAGGAGCAAGCCGATAGTATGGCGATTGCTCCTGTCATCATTATAAGATGTTTCATCTTAGTTACTCTGTGCGATAGCATCACGTGACTTAGCTTCTGCCAATAAAGCATCGAAAGTTTCTTTCTTCATGCTTAATTTTACAAAAGTATAAGTTTGTCCAGCATACTTGTATGTGCCAGTTTCACGTGAAACATGCTCACGAATCTTAGTATCGTTTACCTGATAGCTAATATAAGTGCTTGTCTCTTTAGTTTCTGCACCTTTATTATTCTTAAATTGAATCTTAGTATCACTGTTAACTGTACTGTTGATCCTTTTCGCAAAGTTGTTCATTGCGATAGCATACATCTGCTCTTCAGCGGCTTGTTCGAAAACACTAACACCTGCACCACAGGCATAAGCATATTCTTCTTTCCACCAAAACCAGCCTTCTGTACCAGTCTCGGCACATTTTGCATACCATGTAGGTTGTGCATAACTGTCACGTTCCGCAATAGTTACATATCCACTTGAACATGCATTGAGCATTGCCATTGTTGTAATAATTGCGCCTATTTTAAAAATGCCTTTCATCAAAGCCTCCATTTAGTTTCATTGTTTAAGTAGTATACTATCGTCTATAGATAAAGTCAAGATGTTTTGGATACTTGTTTTGCCAAAATAGTTTGTATCTTTTTAATCTTTGAAATTATTAGATTTGTGTAAGCTGGATTAGTACTCCATTCACTCAAAGCTGGCACCAATGCAAAGATATCTTTATCACCACTGGTCAATTGATGTGTTCGAATTACTCGAAAGTCTTCATAGACAGGCAGACGGTTGATAATAGATACCATATCCATAACAGATTGACATTTGGTTATGTAAGTTTTAACTCCCCAAACCACATCAGGATTATCTTTTGGTTTGAGTTGGGCATCGTCCTTGTTCCAAGTTCTTACTCCGAAAAGATTATTGCCTTTCAATGCAAATCTACTTGTTCCATATCCTGTTTCTATCACAGCCATAGCCACTATAATCTCTCTAGGAACACGTTGCTCAACTGGTGTTGTCAAGTTTATATAATCTATGCATCTTGTTACTGCTTTCACAAAGGATAGATTATCGTTATAGTCCATTTCAGGTTCATAGAACCCGTAGTTTTCCCATTCAGATTGAACTTTGTTTTGTACTTCTTTTGTCAGCTCAGCTACCACCCATTTGTTAGGTTGATTGGTTCCGGTAAAGTAGGCACCGGAGACTGTAGCTACCCAGAATAATAGTAATAAAAATATTGTTCTAATTCTATGTGGGATTTTTTTCCAAAGTTTTATGGCCATCTGTAAAATATATGAGTACCTATTCTACCTACCAGATCCAACTGAGGTGCCCATCTAGGACTAACATAAGTTGCATGGTAGTGGGTTGATCCTTCAGTGACTCCTCTAAACTTGGATTCACCAACTATTCGATAAGCAATCTCTTGTGCTTTTCTCCAAGCATCGCCATCTCGTACTTTGTCAGGCTTGCCATCACAATACCAACTGAATTGGCATTTATGTCTTATAGGATAAAATTGACGTTGATTGTCTTCTAAGTTTTCTATCTTCTTGGTCTTCCAACTTTCGCGTTGGGGGCCTTGTAGTACGACCTCACAAATACTATTAGGATAACGTGCATCATTAACTCTGTTAAGGACCACGTCGGCTACTGCGTATTGCCCAGCTATAGGTTCTGACTTGGCTTCAAAATATATATTCATTGCCAAGCAATATAGCTCTGGATGGCTACTAGTAGTATATAATTCACCCTCTATCGCGTTTTGCAAAGTTATCGCTGATGCATAAGACATTGGCACAATAAACATTGCAAAGAACAAGAAAGAGGCAATTTGAATCATCAACCTCATATAGTATTTAATGATAGATACAATATTGTAATACTCCGACATTAGTTTCTCCTCATTTGTGCTATTTCTGTTGCTTGTTTTGAACCTGTCTTATCGTCATCGTCTGCAAATACCGGAACCAAATTACTCTTGTGCATCATTGCAATGCCTACAAGTCTACGTTCTCCTGTGTATTGCATACTAGGTTTCTTAGTAGCAGTACCAATTCCGTTGTTTGATGTATGACTTGGAACATTAGGTGACTCTCTACGATAGTTTGATTCAGTGTGATGCCAAGGCACAGATACTGCTCGAGGTTCTGTCTTGGGTTTGTAAACACCGTGAATATAATCAATATACTCATCTAATGTCATGGTTGGAAGATTTTTCTGTTTGTAAAATTTATTTTGTGATCGCCAGCCGTCCATATAGTAAGCATCAGGCTTTCTCTTAGAGGCTTTACGTTTTTTAGTGTTCAACGTGGTAAGTCCACGTTGTAAATGCATAGTCATGAAAAACTCCTGCTTATATTATTCATACTACTAATATAGCAGGAGTTTATTAGATTGTCAAGAGTTTTGGTAATTAATATGCAAATACTCTTCTTCTTGAAATTGAATATTCAAGTGCTGGTCTTCCAACTTCACCTGTGTAAATTGGTTTTGATTTTACATTGAAACCTGCTTCTCTGATTTCATGTACTCTTGCACCTGGTGACATTGCATCAAGTTTATCTGTCAAACCTTCTAGTGTGAAAGTTTTACCTGTACCCCAATAATTTGCTAGGATTTGTTGTTTTTGAGAACCTACTCTAAAGTAAGTAGAGCCTTTATTTTTATTGATTGGCATTGTGCCTCCTTTATTAAAAAAAGAGCTCGAAAGAGCTCTTATACTTGTTACTAGTCTATTTTTTATAAACATAATAACTTTAATATAATACAGGTTGCACTAAATGTCAAGTGCTTTTGGTTATATTTCTGTTTGTTCCTCTGGTATTGGGCGAGTTGATTCCATAATTTTTTCCACATTCTCTTCGGGAACACACATAATCTTATCCAAATTATTGTTAGGAAATTCTCTAGCTAACCTTAACATAACTGCATTTTGATTTTCTTGTACATAAGAAATGCATTCTTGACTTGTTTCAAAATAAGGATCGGTAAACACAAACAGATCCTTATCTCCGTTTGTATGCACCATTGCCATTATAGCAACAATAAACCAATTCATTTTTTATCTCTCTAATTTATACTATACATTACTTTTTGGCCAATCACTTTAGGATGTTGTTGTTCTTGTGTCAACCTAGTATCAATTTCAACCATTGCACAAGATAGATATTCAACATCTAACGATTTGCCATACTTCTTTGTTCCATGATCTAATACACCATTGAGCAAGTTTGCTCCGTACCGGTCATAGAACTGTTCACATTTTTCATAACTATTAAACGTCAACTGCCAGCTGTAAAGATTCTCTTTTACTTCTGGTTGTGCTGTGTAAAATAGTGTTGCTAAAAAAATATACGTTATTGCATTCATACTTTAACTTTACCTTCTTTAATTAGACGATCTCTATTTTTCAAATGTAAACTTTGTATATCGTCTTTTGATTGTCCATGATATGCGACCGCATACCCTTCATTAATAAGTATCTCGGTTACCTTAGTATGAGTATCATTTGTGGATTCAATTAAAAAGTCTCCTAAAATTCTTCCAAACTTTCCTTTTTTATCTTCTCCTGATCTGTCGATTTCTGTTTTTAATATCTGCATAGAACCAACAGGCATAATTTCCTTTAATCTTGCCTTACTTGCTAATCCAAACTTCTTTTCAACCTTATCTCTAGTTCTAGACTCAGGAGTATCTATGCCCATGATACGTACTCTTTCTTTGTGCATCCACATACCAAAACCAAGATCTATATCTACATCAACAGTATCACCGTCTACCACTCTTAAAACTTTACTTTTGTATTCATACATATCAATTCTCCTGCCATGTTTTATTATATACTCAGTTATTTATGTAATTTTGATTAATCGACTAAATACCTCCAAAAAGGTAAATATGGCAATTAAGCATAGAAAAGGTCAAGTGGTAAAACATCATAAGAAGATGCGTGATGGAACTGAAGTTAAACCTTGTAAGTATTACAAGCAAACTGGAAGTGCTATTATGGGCGGTTCGATAAATGGTGAACCTATATTAGACCAAGAAGGAAATCCTATTCCGTGGAGTAAGATTGAGTATTAATGAGTTTGGGAATAAGAAAAGTTATTGTCCGTTTAAGAATGTGGTATGCAGATATTCGTGGCCATCACGGTAAGCGATGGGATTACGAACCTTCTGAACACTACATGGGAATGGGCAAAAAGAAATCAAGATAATCTATTACGGACAGTTTCAATAAACAAATGAACATGTTCTTCAGGAGTAGTCTTATCTATTCCATGACCCAAACCGCAAACCCAACCAGTTGTATCCGACTTGTTAATATCGTCACAATATTTTTCTATTTCATACATAAACTTGTGCTTAGATAAAAGCATTTTGTTTTCGTCAAAGTTGCCTTGAACAAACCCTTTGTCAAATGTTTTAAATGCATCTGATATATCTATTTTACTGTCTACGCCTATGCCACCCCAGTCTCCTTCTACTACTTTACCAATGCACTTTCTGGGTAAGTTCTTACTATAGTAAGCTGTTTGTGGCATGGCCATTGCCATTAGTAAAGGAGAATACTTTTCATTAAAGAACTTAGCTGACATATTTTGTAATCCACTATCAAAGATCATTACAACTTCCGCACCTGCATCTAACTGCATTCTAATATTTCTTACTAGCAAAGGTATTAATATAGTTTTCATATAGTCTAACTTAAATTGATCTGTTGCTCTTGTATCTCCACAAGCATAATTCATTAAAGTCCATGGGCCTCCAACAAATCCAATTAAACTTTTATCCTTAGGCAACATGGCTCTAGTTGTTAGCACTGCTTCTCTTTGAAATGATAAAAAAGATAATGCGTCAGAAATATTACTATGTTCTTCTGCGTTATCTATTGTAAGATTATGTCCAAACTTGGGACCAGGATTAAATTCTAAAGGCAATCCTAATCCTTCTAACGGCCAAAGTATATCTGAAAACAAAATTGAAACATCGTAATCAAATTCTCTTATTGGTCCTAATGCTACTTCTCCTGCTAAGTCAGGTTGCTTACACAACTCTTCAAATGTGTAAGTTTCTTTTAATTTTCTATAATGAGAATGATATCTTCCTGCTTGTCGCATAAACCATATTGGTGGGACATTCTGTGCAACTCTATTACGTGCATTAATAAATTTTTTATTCACTTTATATTTTTTCCTACTTCCTCACCTAATAACTTATACTCTAATAACTTACTGGTTGACTCGTAATGTTTTCCTGTATTATAATTTATCGCTTTTAAATTTATACAATCTCCAACTAGACTTGAAACAGCACCTACGGCAGTATGGCAATCGCCATCTATTTCCTGTAACATAGCTCTTTCAGCCATTACAGAGTAGTATGTATTCCAGTGATTATTTAGTTTAGCTACATCACTATGAGAAGAACCTTTTCTAGTTTGAACTGCTATAACTCCTTGTCCAACACAAGGAAGCATTTTACTGAAAGGAAATATTTTTTTGATCTTATGTTCTAAGCCTAAGGCTTCAAGCCCTGCTACTGCTAGGATAATAGCATCATATTGGCCTTCTTCTAACTTCTTAATCCTAGTATCTATATTGCCTCTTATAGGCATGACATCAAACTCTACATTAAAATTTTCTTTGAGTTGTGCAACACGTCTAGGTGATCCTGTACCTACTTTCGCATGCGGAAACAGTGTCCCTATGTAACAATCTCTAGGATCGTTTCTTTTTAATACAGCGGAAATTTCTAAACTATCATCCATTACTGCCGGTAAGTCCTTAAAAGAATGCACTGCTACATCTATCTTTTTATCTACCAATTGTTGTTCGATAGCAGAAACAAACACACCTTTGCCTCCAATATCTTGGATGCTCTTGTTTTCGAATATGTCGCCGTCTGTTTTAATTTTTACAAGGTTGGTTTGAAAACTTTTGAAACACTGTGCTTCTACTCTCTTAGCATAATCTATTGCTAGTTTACTACCTCTCACGCCAATGTTCATATGAGCCTCCAAAAAAATGCAACTTTTCTGTTGCTAGGTAAGTTGCCAACCCCGAGCAATTAAGCCGCTAAGGCGTAATCCTCATTTACGTAGTTCTTTAGTGAACCGAAGTTTACAAAAGAAAATACGTTTGATACATTATCGTTTGCATCTATAACGTGTCTTCGCGTTAACCGAGCTTAGATCCGGACAACTCCACGAACTCTATTGACTGCCAGTCGATCCTATTTCAGGCCCATCATAAACACACTTCCGTTATCAAAATGTGTTTATGGTGGACCTGCTGGGTACTGCCCCCAGGTCCTGTTCAGCGTTTGAATTGCTTCAACGTTGCAAGTATATTTATAACACGTTAAGTAAGGTTTGTCAAGAAAAGATAATACAACATATAACAAGAATAATGGGCTATTTGGTCTACGCCCTGTATACACCAAAATAGTTTACTTTCGTATACAACTTTGTACTTTCTAACTAATTTTGTTTTTGTAAAATCTATAATAAAATGTAATACAAAATCAACTAGGCCAACTGCTAATGCCCATTTTATCTCTGTAAAGAATATACAAACCAACACTGTGCATACAGCATGATCTAGTGCATGTTTGTATCCTTTTGTATCTTTTAAATTTGCTTTGTCTCCGGTAGTGAGACGGCTTTGCAAGATTAGATCTGCGATTGCGTGTTTAACGACGAGGAAGAAAAGAAGCCAACCTGTTTCCATTTCGTAACATCTCCTGTTGCTTTTGGAGTAGTTCAGGATACAGTTTTGGGTGCTGATGTTTAAAGTTTTCTATTCTACTTTTTATATCTGCACACTTGTCTTCTGATGATAACTGTTTGAACTCAGTTTGCTCCATGCAAGTATTTATTTTTCTGGAGTGTGAACTATTAGGATATCGGTAGCTACTGTTTTGCCGTTGTGATCTGATAGTTGATATTCAAGTATCATACCTTCAACAACTTTCTTTATATTAGCTTTTCGGAATTCTGATACATGAACAAAAATATCATTTTGTCCTTCATCACGTGATATGAATCCATATCCTTTTACGTGATTGTACCATTTTAATTTACCTTGTTTTGTCATATTATTTATTAGCCCTTGTTATGTTAAAGGCGTGACAATCTATCCCACGCCTTTAAATTATTTATGTGAAATTATCTAGCCAGTTTTAGCTACATATTATTCTTTTTATCTTGTATTTCAGCTCTACGTGCCTTTGCCAATTTACCCATTTCGCCTAGAGCCTTTCTTGCTCTTGCGGCTGATGCCTTTACACCTTTTTCGTCAAAAGATGAAGACTCATTTAAATAGGCTTCGTATTGTGCTTTAATTTGTTCATGTATGTCTGACATATCGTTTCTCCTTAATTGACAGCTACTTTAAGCCCTGTAGTTGATTCTATATACTGCTTTGCGGTCTTATCGGCTGTCTTTGCGATAAAAACTACCGTGCTAAGGTTAATTAGCATTTCAGTATCCATGCTTACTGTAAGAGAGAATGGAACCATTCCAATTCCCTTTTCAGTTAGTGTCAAAGCCATTGGTTTTCTAACTTTGATAGAATCTGTGTTGACCTGAGTCAACCGTGCCACTACTTCTTCACCTGCTTGGGTTTTGAAGGTAATAGTATCGTGTACTGCGTAATCTGGTTTCGTTACTAACATATTTTATCCTATTGAGTGTCCTGATCCGTTATAACCTGTACTTTCAATGTACGCCAATAGAGCTTCATAGCCTCCTATATAAGTATCACCTATAAAGATCTGTGGTGCTGTTCTTGGCTGTGGAAGCTTCTTTTCTTCAAAAATTTGCATAAGTTCACTAGGTTGCATATCTACTCCTAGTGTCTTAACTGTGTAAGGCACATTCAATTTATCAAAAGTTGCTTTTGCTTTTAAACAGCTAGGACAATGTGTTTTACTGTATATTAACACATTTTCCTGTTTCATTTGCGTCATAGAGTAAATCCTTTCAGTACATCTTCATCTACGTCTTGTTTGATTCCACCAATAATATAACTTTCAACTTCAGTTTCTTGTGGTGCAACCTGTAACCCTGCACTTGACAACCAATGTTGTGTCCAAGGTAACGGATTATTATTTAATGGGCGATCATAAATTGTTTTATAACCAAGTGCTTTCAATCTCTTGTTAGCAATAAATTCAACATAGTGATGTAATAGTTCTTCATTCAATCCTATAATTGCTCCATCCTTGAACAAATGATTTGCCCAAGCCTTTTCTTCATCAACACATGCTCTCCACATATCGTATATTTCTTCTTCACATTCAATTGCGATCTTTTTAAAGTCTGGGTCGTCATTACCTTTAATCCAATTCTTTAAAACATGTGTCGAAAGATTTAAGTGTGTTGCCTCATCTCTTGCTACTAGCGATACAATCTTTGCTGAACCTTCCATGTTCTTAGATTCTGCAAAAGAAAAAGTACAAGCGAAAGAAACATAAAAACGTAAACCTTCTAGTATATTTACATTCATCATGGCTAAGTAGAGCTTCTTTTTGACATCGTAGAGTGAGCCTTGCTTACGTTGGAACCAATCATCAGCCGCTAATGTAAAATTATCATAGTTTTTGGTTACTGATTGAGCTCGTTTCAAAATCTCTTTATCGTCTAAAATAGTATCAAATACTTCACTTGGATCTGGATATACATTTTTAATAATGTGTGTATAGGAACGTGAATGGATAGTTTCAAAGAAATCCCAAGTAACAATACAACCTTCTAACTCTGGTAAAGATACATAAGGTAAAAAAGCCAAACTAGGACCTCTACCTTGTACACTATCCAAAAGTGTTTGGTACTTAAGGTTAGCAGTAAATATATGTCTTTGTTCTGGTCTGAACTTGGCAAAGTCTGCTCTGTCTTTTTGTAAACTTACTTCTTCAGGTCTCCAAAAATAACCTAGCATGGTTTGATTAAGTTTATCAAACTCCGGAAATTTAAATACGTCATATCTTTGTGTGTTTTGGTCTGGACCAAAAAACATGGTGCTCTTTGTAAAGTCTACTTTTTCTTTATTAAATACTGTCTTTGCCATTTCTCTTCCTTTTTCTATATTGTGCAGGCTTCACAATCTTCTTCGTTATCAACTCGAAGTTCGTTTTCCTGTAACGGTTCTACTTTCTCTGGTACTTCTTCTATTTCACCATCTGTCTTATAATCGTATGTATTCTGATAGTATGATGTTTTCCAACCATACTTATAAGTGTTTAACAAATCTTTCATCATAACACTCATTGGTACCTCATTGTTCTCAAAATGCGTTGGGTTGTATGACCAATTACCACTAATGGCTTGATCAAAGAACTTTTGCATTACAGCCACTATATTGATATAACCATCGTTACTTGGCATATCCCATAGTAGAGTATAGTTATCTTTTAACGTTTGATACTGTGGTACAATCTGCTTAAGAGGCCCTTTCTTTGACTTCTTAACGGACAAGAATCCTCTAGGTGGTTCGATTCCATTGGTAGCGTTCGACACAACGGAACTGCTCTCCGATGGCATCTGTGCGGACAATGTTGAGTGCCTAAGGCCGTGAAGTCTAATGTCCTCGCGAAGATGATCCCAATCATATTTTAGTGTTATAGAACATATATCATCTAATTCTTTTTTGTATGTATCAATAGGCAGTATGCCATCACTATATTTAGTGCGATCATAATAATCACATTTACCTTTTTCCTGTGCTAATTTGTTACTTGCTACAAGTAAATAGTATTGAAATGCTTCAGTAAGCTCGTGTACTTTAGTAAGAGCTTTCTTATCTGAATACTTACATCCATTCTTAGCTAGGTAATGTGCAAGACCTATATAACCTATACCTAATGATCGTCTTGCTTTTGTACTAATCTCAGCCGCCTTAATAGGATATTTTTGATAATCTATAATTTCATCTAAGGCTCTAACTGCTAACTCACAAAGTTCTCCTAAGTCATCTAGTTGTTTAATAGTACCAACATTTATTGCAGATAGAATACACAAAGCTATTTCTCCATCTGGGTCATCAATATGATTAAGAGGCTTTGTAGGTAATGTAATCTCTTGACAAAGATTACTCATGTAAACTGTATCCTTAAATGAACTATGAGTATTGGCATGATCAACGTTCATAATATAAATGCGTCCTGTTTCTGCACGTTCTTTAATAAGAGCAGAAAAGAGTTGCATTGCTGGTAAAGTTTTTTTCTTAATAGTAGGATCCTTTTCATACTTTTCATATAACTCCTTAAACTTTTCTTGATCGTTAAAGAAGGCTTCGTATAAACCTGGTACCCTATGAGGTGAAAAAAGAGTAATCTCTCCTTGTTTCAATAACCTCTCATACATAAGTTTATTCAGTTGAATAGAATAATCTAACTTACGTACTCTATTATCCTCTGTTCCTTTGTTGTTTTTAAGAACAAGGATGTCTTCAATCTCTTGGTGCCAAAAAGGAAAATGTGTTGTTGCACTTCCTCCTCGAACTCCGTTTTGTGTACAACATCTAACAGTTGCTTCGAACTTTTTTAGGAACGGGACAACACCTGTGTGTGCTACTTCGCCTCCCCTTATCTTGGAATTGATTCCTCTGATACGTCCTGCGTTGATTCCGATGCCTGCTCTTTGTGCCGTGTATCTACCAATCGACATATCACTTGCGAAGATACTATCAAGGGTATCGTCACTGTCAACAAGGACACACGAAGCAAACTGTCTAATAGGTGTACGGACACCGGCCATGACTGGCGTCGGGATATTAATTTTAAAAAGTGAGGTCGCATCATAATATCTCCTTACATAATGCATCCTATCTTCTTTAGGATAGTTTGCAAATAGAGTTGCCGCAATTAACATATACATGTGTTGTGGAGACTCATATATCTCACCAGAACTTCTATCTTGACATAGGTACTTGTCTACTATCTGTCTGAGTCCTGCATAGGTAAAGTTCTCATCTCTGTTGTGTTTGAGATACTTTTCCATTTTATCAAATTCTTCTTCGGTATATGAATCAAGTATTGCTGAGTCATACACTTTTCTTTCTATATTTTTCTTTACCATATCATGTAAAGAAGTTTTATCAAATCCGCCATAAACATCTTTATAAATTCCGTATAATAAAAGTCTTGCGGCAACATATTGATAGTTAGGTTGCTCAAGTGTTATTAAATCGTTTGCGGATCTAACTAATAAGTCTTGTATTTCTCTTGACGAGATTCCATCTACAAATTGAATACCTGCATTCATCTGTACTAAACTACTAGATACTCCATTCAATCCTTCACAGGCAAAATTTACAACCTTGTGAATTTTTTCTACATCTAGTGGTACGCTGGTTCCTGTTCGCTTTGTAATGTTGAGGTCTGTCTTCATACTTCTTTCCCTTTTTTATAAAAAATATTTAGTTTAGCAGTGGCATCTTGTAAATCTTTTGTGACACAATATGTTCGGGAAGTTCCTCAACTGTTGTTACTTCGTTATTGTATCCGATTACAATAAAGTTATCCACATAAACCAAATATATTAAATTACTTTTCTTTGTTTCCTTACTGATATGTATCTCTATTTCAGTTGAACTAAACCTATCGGTTAACTGTAAAGTATAGGCGATAAGTTGTGCAATTTCATACTCAGTAAATTCATTTTTTTCAATTAGATGCCAGGGTTCTATCTTGGTTTTAGGATCCCAAGCATTGTCTTTCTTGGATGACATGTGTAACTTGTTAACAAACTGTAACACTGCCTCAAAAGGTCGAGGGTGTGTTTCTAGTTGTTCTCTTAAGTTTTTCCAGACTTTTACTTTATCTTCAAATTTTAATTCAAACATTAACCTAAAACTTTTATTTTGTAGTTGAAACTTCCTGTATCATTTGTAGTAGAGTTTAACATAGAAACTATGATTGTGTCAACCCCTACTTGTCCATTTGTGTTAACCATTGAAGCAGTAAATTGGAGAGCTGTTTCATAATTCGAATCTCCTTGATAGTCGTGGTCATCAATAAAATTTAATGTATTGTTGCCAGTGTCTAGTTGAAACGTCATCTTTCCGCTTCTTTGTGCATTTACTAATCCACTGTTATAAAAGTATTCAACTTCGTAAGTTCTAGAATAATCGCCTGGTAATCTAAAAAAGTATGTTGCGGAAGATTGTTCTGTAACTGTAAGTGACATGAACCCGCCTAGTGTTGTGTTGACTTTGCCTTTTATTTCTGATACGTAAGGATACGTTGTAAGATATGTTTGATTGTTTGATAAGTCAGATGTTCTTGCAAATGTATCTTCAACTGAACTGTTGCCTCCAGCAGTAAAATCTAATACACTATATTGTGCATTACCTTCATTACCTCCTACATTTCCTACACCTTCATAATTATTATGTGAGCTATAGTTTTCTGTTCCTTTTGCTATCGCCATGCCTTCTCTATCAATATCCGAAAATTGACATTGGCTAAATTTATTCCTGCAAGGTCCTGTTGATTGTCCTTGTGCGCCGATAACTGTTCCTTGCCCAAATTGTATTCCGTATCCGCAACCTGTAAAATATGAACAATGAAAATGATTATTATAAACATCATCGTCACTAGCTATAGCTGTACTGAATCCTGATACACTTACGTGATCAAATTTGTTCTTTTGTGTACCAACTAATGAACTAAGTGAACCTAGTTTAATAGCTGAGTTTGTTGTTGTAATTGCAGTACCAGTTGTCCAAGGTCCTGTAATTTTAATTTCTTTAAAGTGACTATTTTTACAACTTTGTATAATCATAGCAGGATTAGTTGTAGACATAGTAGCTAGAGTAAATCCCTCTAGTGTAACATTAGTAGGCTGGTTTAGTGTTGTGCTTGTACTATCATTAGCATAATTACCTGGGGTACTACTACTATTAACAGTTTCAAATGCTGTTGCACTGTTTGTCATATTAAATTTAGTTTTATCCATGCCATCGCCTACAATAGTTGCGTATGGCGGAATCTTTACTGTAGATGTTATCTGATAAACTCCTGCAGGAAAGTAAAGTCTTACTCTACTTGCTTCTGTGCCCTTAGTTGAATTGTTTAGGTATAGTTGATCTATTGCACGTTGTATGGCAACTGTTTGATCTGATCCGTCTCCTGCAACACCAAACGATTTCACACTTACTGTTTCATCTAATCTTTGTTGTAATGTTCTTTTAATAGGTGATGTAGCAGATGTTCCTGTTTGAACCTGTGTACCGCCTAGATAAGTGTAACTATCTGCTAAACTAAACAAGTCATCATGTTGTGTGATTATCTTTGTATTTCCAACTGCTGGTGATCCTTCTGCAACAGAGCCATTTCCTATGTACAATTCTCTGGCATCTACTGCCCAACCAAACTCACCGCCTGATAATTGAGGAATACCTGAACCTTGATTCTTTTGTCCTCTTCTAACTTGTATTCGGGATATCTGTACGACTGCCACTGCTAAACTCCTTAATTATATTATATTTATGCGAACTTGTCGTAATACTTGTATACTCTGTCCCACCATTTTGACTCCCATGTTTTAAAGTCATCTGGCCATAAATCAAACTGTTGGTACTGTAGGTCTCTAGAACACATGAATACATGTCCTTCTTGTATGTTTGTACCATAAACTTCGTTATGGGCTAGTGCATAAGCTGTAAGCTGTAAATAATAGTCCTCTACCCATTCTTTTTTCTTAGGTTTATTTGTTTGTTTAAAATCCATTATTGCAGGTTGTCCTTTGTATTTTCCTACTACATCGGTTGTGCCTGCATATATCTTAGGATGGTATAGATTTATTTCACTTCCCCATATTTCGTCTACATCTGCCATGGCATTTTGCTTAACTTGTTCAGCCATTTTATGTGCCTGTTGAGCATAAGGATTAGAACCAGGAGTAGGCCAAGTGCCTTCTTCAATATAGTCCTCTAGGTATTTGTGCATACGAGTTCCTACACCTGCGGCTTCTGTAGTAATCTCTCTAGCTTTAGTTTCACCAACTCGTTTTCGCCAAGCAATAAGGTGAGTTTTGTCCTTCGTAGCATCTAATATAGTTGTTACACTTGCAACATGGTTGCCGTCTGGACAGGCATAAAGCCTTTTACCTTCTACACTTTGCTTCTTTATTTCTTTATAATCGTATTTGTTTGTTATCAATGTCATTCTATCACCTAGTTATTATTCTATATCAAAATCCCAAACTAAACATCTGCGATTATCTTCTGTGGGGTAAGATCCGTGCCAAACTCTATCATCCATTACTACTACCTTACCTGGAGTAGGATGGAACTTATGATCATAAGAATATCCGTTAGGATCTTGTAAAACTGTAGTCAGACAACCGTTGAACGGATTCTTTTTTGTTGGGGTAAGCTCGTCGAAAAACATTACACTTGAAGCAAAACGTTTGTTGGATTGATCAGTTTTTCTTGTAGAATGAAAATGCCCTGCTTGCCAACCACCTGGAAAGTAATTTATAGTCCAGGCCTTGTGACCTTGTTCATTTTTGCCTCTATCATTAATTTTATTAATAGGTAAGTCAATTTGTTTAAAAATATCAAGAAACCATTTCTTATATTCTAATCTTTCATCTTCCCATTCTGAATCTTCAATAGGTTTCTGTATGCCATTTACTGTGCATGATCCTTTACTAATATCTTGATTAGTAAAATCAAACAACTTTTCTAGGTCTTGGTAAAAGGGATATTCAGCAGTAACAATCCAATGTTGATTAGGAACTGCGTATAACTCTATATTATTATTCTTTCTTAGTAGGCTCATCTGAATTCCAACTTTCATACTGATCAAAGTTTTCCATAAACGGATCCATTCTATAGTATGGATCTACCGTTGAGTTTGGATCGTCATCTGCTGATATAGTATGTACTTCAGGAACATAATGTTTTACCATATTTTCCACACCCATTTTGAGAGTGATTGTGCTACTTGCACACCCGCTACATGCACCTCCCAAAATAAGTTGTAAGTGTCCGTCTTTGTAACTTACAAAGTCAATTACTCCACCGTGGCTGTCTACTGCTGGTTTGACATAATCTTCTAATATTTTTTTGATTTGAGCAATGATTTCTTCATCTGTTCTATCTTCTGCTACGGCCATAATTTTTCTCCAACTGTTATTATATATTAAAAATAAAAGTTTGTCAACCGGTTTATGATAGTGCTGATTTAGCCGCTCTGCTAGCCATTTTGTCGACAGTTTTATCTTCTGGTTTGGTTTGTGGAGCATCTCCACCTGCTAAAACTACACCGTTTTCATCAAAACTGTCGACAAGTTCTTGTATTCTTGAGTCATTGTTATATGCCTTTACAAAACTTTTTTGGTCAAAGTGTTCACTGCCTACATTATCGAGAAACATGTTCAAGTCATCCCAACTTATTCTAGTTGCGCCTTGTTGTAATTTAAGATGTAGTATTTGGGCTAGGCCGTCTTTTGTGTTTGAAGTTGTAGTGTTTGCTTCAGCTTCACCTATTTGATAGCCTTTTTTTTTGATCCTGCTAATAGCAAGCCTAATCTTTTGCTTAATTCAACGCTTTCGCGTTTGGCCCTGTCCGCCGGTTCATCACCTCCTGCTGAGGCATCTGATGTGGCAAACTCATCGCCTTCTGGGTCATCTGCTTCCATTCCTTCATCGTCGTCGACGGTTGGCTCCATGTCCATATCGTCGTCCGCAGGAATTTCATCGCCCATGGTAGCTGGTGCGCCTTCGCCTGTCAAAATGGCTACGCCACTTGTTAAGGCGTCTCTGGTGCTTTCCAATGACGTGAACAAACTTTCGAGTGCAGGTTTAACACTGCCGATAAATTGTTCGGACTTGTCAACACCCATTTCATCTCTAATCTTATCGCCTATTTCTAACATAGATTCAGTTTGCATTTCTGCTGTATCTTCCATCCAGCCTGTTACCCTGTCTACCATGTCCTTTGCGGCCATAGTAAGTGCGGCTTCTTCTTCAGCACCTTCTGTTATTGAAACTCCAGGTCCTGCTTTGTATCTTTTGTTGCCCTTTACAAGTTCTTGGTATGCTTTTGTGTTAGCCTTCTTGTCTGCTTTTGAAACTATCATTGGCTCATCTTTTTTATCTGTATCGTCTTCCTCACGCTCTGATATAGCTGTATTAAGGACATCTAGGAACATCTTGTTTTTTTGGTAATCATTGCTTGAGTGTACAGCATCAAAACTTTCGTTAGTTTCAATTTGAGATAATTTAGTTCTAATTTTGTTACGTGCATCTTCTAACTGTTCAAGTGTGAACTTAGATACATCAATTCTAGTTCCAAATTGCTTGGATAGATTCTCGTTCAGGTCATCTGATGAGACTCTTTTTGAAAATTCTTTTAATAGCATGTTCTATTCCTTTTATTACAACTCTTACTTTTATTTATCAAATATATATCTTTCTATGGCGGCCAATGCGGTCCAGGCTTCTTGTGTAGCTATATCAAATTGTACCTCTGCAGACTCTCTACGTTCTTCGGTTTCCCCTGTTTTCATGCTTCTTTTGGCATAAAGAGCATCCATATAATATTTTGCTACCTTATCATCCATTTTTTGCAGTATTTTTAGGTCAAACGGTACCTTTTCCACAGTCATTTTTGCAACAGCCAATGCAGTTGCTTTAGCAAAAGTTGTACATATATGTTTGTTTGTAGTTAAATTAAATAGTCTATAACCGTTATGATGCTTTCGTATAATGATATTCTTTACACGTATGCTATTACCTTTTTGATATGGTATTGCTACCCTTATCAAATTAGATTCTATTATTTCTTCTAATTGTTCTGTTAGATACTTGTCAAAACTCATTCACTTTAACCATTACAGTGTTGCCTTGCATTACTTTACTTACTAATGCTTTGCGTATAAGATTCTCTAATATGGATCTATCTCTTTCAGAAAAACTGTCAAATGGTCTAAGTTCTGTGCATTTATCAAGCACATTTTGTTCTTCGTTACTTCTTTGTATATGGAAGTCTTGTAGTAATTCGGTTATCCTCATTTAGGTGCACCTTGAGCCATTGCCTGAATTGCTCCTGCTATCATAGGATCCTTTTTCTGTAGTACAGTTTTAGGAGCCATTTTGTTTTTTGGATCAGCTATAGTAACTTCTTTACCTTGAACTTTATCAACTACTGTATCCTTACCGCCTATAGATAATTTTTGTCCTGGTTTAAGAACTTGATTAGCTAGGTTGGCATTAGATTGTTGTGTAGCCTGTTGTGCTTTCTTTTGTAGTGCTGTATTAGGTGCTGGAGCTGTTTTACCTGCTCCCATTTGTTGTCCAACTTTACTGGAACCTGTTGTTCCTGTTGTACCTTGTGTTTGTCCACCATACTCTACAATATTAAATTCATTGAATCTCATTACTTGATCCTTTTACGCTTAGCCGTGCTTCTTTTTGTTGGTTTAAGTCGTGTTTTATTTAATCTTGTTAATCTTCTAGTGTTAGGACTCATTCTTTTTGTAAATCTACTTTTAATTTTTATTAATGGTGAACGTCTTGCTTTTGCTTTTTTAATAGCTATCCTACTTGAAACTCTAATAGGTGCTGAACATGTTGTAGGTTTTGCAACGATTCTACCTTTTTTCTGTCCACTGGTGCATCTATACTTACGTACAACTTTTCCTTTGTTCCGACCAAAAATCTGTACTGCACCTTCAGGTATTATCTCTGATATAATCATTTTGCTCTCTTGTTCAATCTTCTCAATGCAATAGAAGCCGGGTTTGTTCTTTTTGTCCTACGAGCTTTTCTTGCCATTCTTGCACCTAGCCTAGCTCTAGTTTTTTTCATAGCCATCCTGGCTTTCATGTTAGGTGCGGCGAAACACTGTGCCATTGATGCCACAATTCTTCCTTTGCGTCTACCAGCGGCGCACCTATATTTTCTAACAAGTTTTTTACCTCTGCGTCCCCAGATCTGTTTTTCACTTAGGTCAGAAGTTATGATCTCTGTTACTAGCATAACAGTATTTATGTTTTTCTATTCTTAGTTAAAGGAAATTAAGAGAACAACTATAGTGGAAAGTAATCCAGCTACTATAGTACCTGTGGCACCTAGAACTACTTTCATCATTGCTTTGTTCCCGTTGGTGATATCAGAGTGGATATGCTCCACTTTCATCTCAATCTTCTCAAGACGTGCTTCTAAATTGATATATCTCTGCTCACACAGATCAACATGTGCTTCTAGACTTTCACGCTCTAATTTTGTGGCTCTTGCCATAATATTATCTCTCCATTCCATTCTCTCTCGAGGAAGGGGCCTTGCATACATTGCCTGATATTATGTGTCGTCTGCCTTAAATGTTATGTTTTTTGCCTTTTTGTCTGCTGTTCTAAATACGTTATTATTTATCTTAATCGTCTCATCTAAAGCATTTATCACAGGCACTAAATCAAAGTCTTCTTCGAAAGTTTTTATGTCTCCGAAGGTTCGTCCTTCATCAACCGTTAATGCTAGGCGCCATACGTTGTGGCTACCTTTATAGTCAGTACCAAACCCTAGTTCACGTAATTTTTTTTCAGATAATTTTTCAATGACTGGCGAATTTTCATAACCATAGTTACTTCTCAAACATAAAGTCTGAAAGAAGGTCATAAAGTTTGCCTGCTGATGATTTAATTTTTGATCAGCACTTCTATAGCTTTTTGTTTCAGTTATATCTATAAGGGTATAGGCAATCATACTTCTATTTACCGGTCATAAAAAAAGGGCTCAAACAATGTGAATGAGCCCTTTAATTTAACTTATTTTAATTACTATAATTATACAGCAATTACAAGTGTTTTAGCATTTACAGTAGCGCCTGATAAGTCAACTGAGTCAACTGTACCTAATGCTCTGATTGCCGCTTGTAGTGTAGCTACAACAACTGAATCTTCACCTTCTGTCATGAAAGTTTGTTCTGTGTTTGAGTTACCTAATGGGCCTGCCATGATGATTGTTGCAGTATTCATGATTGTATCTAATACTGCCTTTTGTGCACCAAGTGGTCCTGCTGAACCATTAATTGCATTAATGTAATCGATTGTAAACAACTGAACTGGTTTACCAATATTTGCGTGTGGAACCTTAGTTGCTGTTGGATTTACTTTTGTTATTCCGGCCATTTTTTTTCTCCTATTTTCTCTTAAAATGACACCTTCGTTACTCTACGAAGTTGTTATATGTATTTACCAATTTAGGAAAAATATTAGGTATTAGGCGTCTTTTTAGCTCGATTTTCTAATGTTCTTAGCATTTGTACGAAACCAGGCCCTGCTTTTACTATATTATCTATCATTGTAATAGCAGGCAAATATGCTTGTACCATCTGTGGAGGAATTGATTTGCCGTCTTTTGCAAGTTCTAAAAACTTCTTTGTCATCATTAAATTCTTAGAACCAACTAGATATCTGTAACCTGCTAGGTCTTTACCTGTTACTTCTATGTCTGGCATACTAATCTTTGGTTCTGGATCCGTAACCTTATATGTTTCTAAGTCACGTTGAGCAGATAGTTGTTCAAGATATTTAATAATATCACTTGATCTTAGTTTGGCTCTAGATGCTAATAATAATCTAGTAACCGTCTTTTTCTTTTCAAACGTAGGAAGTCTATTAAAGCTGAATAAGTTTCGTCTGGTTGCTTTATAATCAGAGTTTGTTATTCCTAATGTACTTTCTGCCCTTATAAGGAATTGTTCGTCGGCTGAGCTTGGAGCAAATCCTCTTGACATGTTACTCACATATCTGTTGAAAGCCATCACTGGAAACTGTGTTTTCTCACGTTTCTTTCTTGCATTACCTGGATCCTTTAACTTGTCTTGAGCGTTCTGATCTCCTACAACAAAGTAAACAAAGTTGTACAAGTCCGTGCCACTTATTCTAAAGTGTTTATAGCTATCGTATCCTGATGTGCTTTTTGCATAACCATGAGCATAAGGTGCCGTGGTAGGAAAACGTCTTAACGTTTCAAGAATCAACATGGTCAAGTAAGCTCTTTCGCAACAATCTGTATATGTCAGAGCTTTAAGTCCTGACGAGTTACGAGTCATTCTTGCCTCATGAAGTTCTTGTAGGAATTCCATTATGCTTTTGCTACTGCTTTAGCTAGGTTATTAATACCGCGATCTTGTTGGTCTGGATCTGGTGCAGACTTTGTAATGTCTACGTTGCCTGTTTTAATAAAATCAAATATAGCTTGTGCTTTTTCTTTGTCCATTCCTCTAGTTCTTGCAATAACACTATCAAGTGTATCTTCACGACCTGAATGTATTAATGCATTAGAAAAATGCAATGCATCTAAAAATTGTTGATCATCTTTCCAAATTAAATCACTGCTTCTTGGACTTAATGCCGCCGCAATCTGTTGACCCATTTTTGCTAATTTTCTTTCACTGTCAGACATATCGTGAGCACTGCCGCCTTTGACTGGAATAGCTTCTGCTTGTACATAACCCAGATCAGCTTTGATTGGTTGGAATGCTTCGCTGTCCATCATTTCTGTCATCTTCATAGTTTTCTCCTATCGTTGTCCGGCTCTATTGGCCGCTGTGAACCCTGCTCTATTTACCAGTTTCATGTCTCCGCCAGGGTGTGCTAAGACATATCCTTCTCCTCCAGGCTGGCCTGCTGTAGTTGCCTTTACAGAACCTCCCTGTGAATCTAATTGTTTTATAATATTATTTTTTACCTTCATTATACCACTTACTACTTCCCATAAGCTAGAAAATGCTTTCATATTTTGTTTTACATATTTTGCAATCTTATCTTTTTTAGGTGCACTAATCTTTTCATGGTTCATTAACCAACTCATAAAGTCTCTGCCTAGTTTATCTAGTGTTCCCCTGTCTACACTTTGGTTAACATAATTGTATAGTATGTTATCAAAGTCCGATAATTTCATTGACTGTAATTTTGCTTTATCAAGCAAACTATCTATATCAGCACTATCTTGTTTTATAATATTTGCAAGTCTTTCTACTTCTTCGTTAGGTACTTCTGGTGGTGTTTCTACGCTCATTGGTGGAACAACTAACAGTTCATTACCTTGAAACATTCCTAAATCTTTTAAACCTGATTCAGATCCATCTAAATCAACCATTCTATGTACAACTACTGCTGTCTTGCTTTTAGCAATACGTTTTCCTAAGTCACTTGCTATATCTACTGCATACTCTACACCATTTGGATTAGGTTTGAATACAAAGTTTTTATCAATAACTTTAGGTGTGTTGTAATAAAGCAAATCCCCTTTGAAAAATCCTATATGATCTGTTGGAACTGCTCTTTCAAATACAGAAAATATTTCTGCCATGCTGTCAGCAAATTTTATACGGCCTGGATCATCTTTGAACTTTCCACCACTACGACCGAGGAGCTCTGCCTTAAGGTCATCTGGACTTTTTGCTCTACCAACTCCGCCTTTTTTAACGAAGCCACCTTTGTCTGTAAGTATAAACTCTCCATCTTCATCGCGACCAAAAATGACTGCGGGAGATCCATCCCATTTGATTGTAACATCTTTATGTCCTCCACTTGCCATGTTCCTTAAACTTGCCAATGCTCTCATGGCTCCTTTTGAACCTTCGAAGAAAACCAAATCTTCTATGTGTTGTATTCTAGCACCTTCATTAATGCTTTCTTTTTTAATACTTTCTGTTGAAGAACTATCGTAGCCTTGCATTTTAAAGCCGGCTTTATCATATTCTCCTCTATTGGCATTATAAACATTGATTGGTACTGTTTGTCGTTCAGTGCCAAACTTTTTTTGTCTTACAATTACAACATTCTTAGGTTGTTCCTTAGTATTACTATCGTCTTTTAGAGTATATACATTACCATCTTTGTCTTTAATTTGTTTTTTCTTTTTAGGATCAACTTCTTTCCATCCTTTTTTCGTGTACATGTCTAGATCACTTCTAGCAATTTTTTTCTTCTTATATTTGCCTTTGACATTGCCATGTACAGTAACTACATCGTCTGTTGCTCTGTCCCAAGTTCTTTTTGCTAGATCTTTCACTTGTCCTATTGTAGTTTTTCCACCACCTGCATCTGTGTATGCTTTCTTAGCCGCCGCATATCCATCCTTAGATTTATATCCAGCCATAAAGCCCCCCTTGGCTGTTCGTAGTGCTCCTGCAACACCTTTACCTACGTTTCCAATACCTCTCATTACTGAACTAGGACCTAGTTCGTCTAGTTCTCTTTCTGCTAACATCATTCCTGATCTAATACTTTTAGACTCTGGCATAGGCAATCCTTGATTTTCAAAGTTTGCTCTTACATCTGCCGTGAGTTGTTCATAGTCTGGACGACCTTTAATTGCTTTGTTAATAGTTTCTACACTATCAAGGTTAGCTCTGTTGGCTCCTGGACCAATTAATTTCTTTGCTATCTCATTAGGATCAGTTGTAATAACTTCCTTTGTTTCTCTATCTACTAGCCCTTTTGTAGGTGACCACATCATACCTTGTGCTTTTGCGATGCTAGCCAAAAATATCATTCTATGCGATCCTTTGTAAGGTGTACCATCGCCCATACCTTTAAGTGCAAACTTCATCCATTCTGGATTGCCAAACATCAAGTCTGTTTGTACAAAGCCATTAGCTGGATTGCCGTTAATTGGTGTTTTCAAATGTACATTGGTACCTGACTTTGCTACCCATTGTCTTGAATTATCATTAGGGTGATTCTTTTGTTGCCATGCAACTAATTTCTGGAACACTTCTTCTTTACTGTGTTGACTTTGGTCAACTGCAACATCTATATCACCACTAGAACTTCTAATGCCCGTGCTACCTAGCTTCATCTCTTTGTGATTGAGCCCTGTAATCTTTTCTACCCAATCTAGAGTAGTATCGATATCGCCTCTAGCAATACGTTGTGTAACAGGTTTACCTTCGGCATCCTTAAAAATATTCCCACCTTCTTTAAGTATCATGCTTCTTGCTTTCTTTAATCTTTGTTATACCACGTCTAAACTTCTTAGGATCACCTGTTCTTACACTGTTGATAAAACGCCTTTCTAACTCCATAGCTTCTTCATCTGAATACTGTTCAGATATCTTTTGGAACAAATTAATAGTGCTTTCTATTAAATTATGCCCTGTAGTAGCTATAAGGCTTTCCTTATCCTTTGTCCAACTAAGGTTGTTTAGTTCTTGTAATATAGATCTGGTGACTTTTTTCATGTCAGTTTGTCCTCATATAACATATTTAGCTATGAAACGATAAATATGTTTAGGTTAAGAAGAAGGTAAATTATGATAGAAAAGTTAAATTTCAAACAAAGATCCTTGCTATTTGCTAATTTGTCACGTATAGCATACTATAACACAAAAAAAGCAACAAGTCAAGCGAAAAAGTTAGGCTTTACTACAACAGAATTTTACAATAAAGAAGGTGCTCAAGCATATCGTTTTATGAACAAAACGGATCTAGTAATAGCTTGTAGAGGCACTGAACCTACTCAATGGAACGATATAAGTGCTGACCTTAAGGCTATACCTGTGATGGCTGAAACTGTTAGCAGAGTACATAAAGGCTTCAAAGAAGAAGTAGACGAACTATGGCCAATGGTGTGCGAAGACATTGACAGAAAAGTTAACCTAAAAAAGAAACTTTGGTTTTGCGGACATAGTTTAGGAGCGGCAATGGCAACTATTATGTCAAGCCGAGCCAAACACAATGCTGACTTAAATGATCCTGTAGAATTGTATACTTATGGTTCACCTAGAGTAGGTTGGAATGCATATTGCAAGAGCCTTAACGTTGAACATCATCGTTGGAGAAACAACAATGATATAGTAACAAAGGTACCGTTATGGATAATGGGCTACAGACACCATGGTAACTTACATTACATCACATCAGACTGTAAGATAGGTAAACCAGGATTTAAAGATTGGTGCAAAGGCATGTGGGCTGGCATTAAAGATAGAAAGTTTGATTCAATAGGCGATCATGATATCCAAGCCTATCACGATAATATAGTTAAAGCTCTCTAGGAGATACAATTGAAAGAATGGTTACTTGTATTAGTTACAGCCTTGACAAACGGGTCAATTACTATTGAAGTTGTTGATGGTTATGATAACAAACCACGTTGTGAATATTCAGCCAAAGCAAGAAAAACGTTCTTTGCATTTGAGAATAATAAAAACTTTATATGTTTAGAGGAACCTATACAATCCAAACATTAATGATCCCGTAAAAGCACAGCCTATTGCCATTGCTACCCAAAAACCAAAAGCAGGTAAAAA